CATTGTTTGGTTGAACAATTCTAAATGTTTTTTGATACGTATAATGCTCTTTTGCTAAATTATATATAACCTTACCTAATCTTTTTAAACTTCCCTCAATATCTCTTAATTTAGATTTACTTCTTCTTTGTCCAAAATCTTCCATCATCATTGTTGCTGATGAGGTTTGAGGAGCAGCTTCGGCATTTCCTTGCATCATTTCAAATATACCCATATTCAAATCAATATACTTTTCAATCATAGGAGGTAAATTTAATATCGAATTAGATAATGGAGATGGTTGTGGAAAATGAGGCTCTCCCATAGATGGGTCATATTCAATCGTTGCATTAGGATTTGCCCAATCTCTTTCTAATTCTTCAACATCATCAACACTTCCTTGTGGAATTAATAATTTTAATCCTGCTGATGATTGTGCATGTGATGTAATTAAAGACATCACTCTATTTAAATATCTTTGAAAATCTTTATTTTTTCTAACATCACTCATTGGATATGGAGTATTTGTCCAAATATTTGGTACAGGAACAATAGGATATTTATCCGTATTTAAAATTCTTTCATATAAAGTAACTTGACCCAAGATACAAGTTAACTTAATCCTCGTTTGCATAACTTCAACAACATCAATTAAACCACTTTCTATTGCCTTAATAAGTTTAGGGTCAGCCATGAATTGTTGCATGTTAGCTTCATCCAATATTCTTTCGCTATTATCTTGCATATTCAATATTCTATAATAAGGTACTTTAACTTTTGAAAAATGTTCTATTAATTGATATTTTTGAGAACCTTCTCCGTGGTCAAAATCTTTTATAACATCAGGAGTAAAAGAGCCTTTTGTTCTTGCATTTAATGCAGATGGAAATGTTTCATCTTCACGAAACCCTTCAATTTCATCAATCATCATCTTTCCATTTTCTTCATTAACTTCTTTTAACTGAGGATATATATCTAATAATTGAAATTTTGTAAATATAGTTGATAGCATCATACCAGATGCATCATCGAACCATCTATTTCTTGCATTTGGGTCTACTACAACTCTAAATGGGTCTGCGTAATTAAATTTAACTTCACCTCTTCCATAATCAGCTTCTCTATCTATATACGCATAAAAGTAACCAAGTCCAGTAACAGTATAGTCGTGTACAACTTGCTTAAATACTTCATTGCCGTCAGATACATCCCATATATACTCAAGCACAGTTTTCCATACACTTGCTAAATCGCTATCAGAATCTTCTCTTGCCATTGCAGAGAATTTAGGAGGCTTAGATGTTATAATTGCTTTAAATTGCTCTATAGCAGAATAAAGTCTATCCATAGGGACACTTGATTGATTTCTTGATTCAAGTTCATCAACTTCATTTTCTGAAAAATGATTACCTAGATAAAAATCAATATCTTCACGTGCATGGTCTTCCCATTCTTTACGTGCATCAGACCAACGTCTCCATAGTTCTTTTACGTATTCTGCCTGTTTACTTGTCTTAATCATAACTGTTAATATAATATATTTTTAATATAATAATCAATACCTTGCTCCAGTAACCCAATTGTAGCGTTTTCTAGACTTTGAATATCCTTTTAAATCTTTTTTCTTATTTGTTCCAGCTTTTTTATTTCCTTTAGCAAATTGTGTTGATAACCAAAACGCATCTATGGTATCATCATGCGTGCCTTTTGGAAAATCAAGAAGTTCTCCGATAAACTCATGCATATCTTTTTTTAAATGAACAGCTCCAGCTTTAAACATTGGTTGCAATCCTTCAAACAACCTATCTTTTTTCTTTTGATTACCGTATCCTTTAATTCCCTTTTCAATACCAGGTAAAAATTTCCCTTCCCTTTTACTTCTCTTATAAACATAATCCCTTAACATTTCTTGATATGATATTGTTTCAATGTTTATTCTTTTAATTTTTTTGTATCGTTCAGCGATTTTAAATATTTCATCTGCGCATTCCATCGGTAGTACCCTTTTTCTCCAATATTCAAGCACGTAATAATCAAATTCGCTAGTAACACCAATAACCATAATGACGCTATAATCATTCCTAGTCCCAAGAGTCGAAGCTGGGTCGACACCCATATATATATTAACATATTCAGTCCTTCCGTCTTCAAGTTTTATATACCACGATTCATATTCATCGCTAAATCTTACTTGACCCTTATAAAAGTTTTCAGTTATATCTTCTTCGCTAAATATTTGGTCTTCAGGAGATTTTGCTTGATTCATATACTCTTGATAGAATTTACTCGGAGTACCAGAATCAATATAAAATTGTTTACGTTCCTCAAGTTTTTTAATAGGCCAACGTGAAGGCCACAATGGAGTTCCATCATCAAGAATAGCTTTATGTGTTTCAATATTCCACGAATAATCCTCGCCAGTTTTTTCAGCAGCTTGTGAATTTCTTACCAAACCATTTAAAAATGAGTCATAATGCACAATAGTACCATTACACCACAAGAATCCACCTTTATCAAAATCAATAGCTGGATACACAGCAGCCGTTACCCAATTCTTTATTTGTAATCTTGCTTCAGGAGTTTTAGTATTCAACTCTGATTCAAAGTCATCAAGTATAATTCCAGTATATCTTGTAGATAATTGCTTTTTACCCCTTAGCCTTTGCGATGCACCTTTAGCAATCATTCTGCAATTATTACTTAATACAATTTCGTTTTTTGTCCACTTATCTCCTTGAAGGTCTCCGAAATAGTAATGGATTGCAGGATTAGAGTATATATGGTTGGATATCCAATTAAGATTATCAATAGCCTGGTCTTGTGCCTCGCCAACCCAAGCGATAAATTCTGGACTTTCTTTTTTCGCAAATAAAAACCTATGTAATACTGCGGTTGCCGCCAAAGTTGATTTTGCGTGGTCACGAGGCAACACAAGAGCCAATTGTTGTATTTCTCTATTTAAAAGTAATTTTCCAACATTTACGTGGAAGTCGGGAGTTGCTGATGCTAAAAAGTCTTGTGGGGAGAAGAGTTTACCGAAAACGATAAGGTCATTAAAGGCCATTTCAAGTATCTTTTCATTTTGAGATACATTGCCATTAAGATTTAAATTTGCCATATATTAACAATTCCATTTTTTTAATGACAATGACAACCTATCCTTACCTGTATTGTTACTTGGTTTTTGACGTTTACGCATACCACTCATACGAGCACAAAATGATTTTTTTCTAGCTTTTGCTTTTCCTTTAGGATTTTTTTGTGTAACAGGAGCTTTTAATGTTCCTTTTTTATAAGAAGCTCTACCTTTAGCATTTAATCCACCGCTAGGACTCTTACCTTCACTTCTTGTCCACGCAGGAGATTTACCGCCAACTTTACCTCCTTGACGATAAGATTGAGTCCTCAACCTTGCATCATTTACTTTCATAATTTTTTGCTTCTTTTTCTTGCATCTGATTTAGGAAAACCTTTTTTCATATTAGCGTAATTTTTTGCAGATATAGTAGAATTTTTTTTAGACCTACTTTTACCTAATTTTTTTCTTTTGTTAATATTTTCGTATAAAGACATTTTATTTTCCAAATAAAGAAGAAATATAATTTGTAAGCCTTTCAACCATATCTGGTTTAGCCATCCAAGAAACTTCATCTTTTGCCGATTGAAGGTCTTCAACTTTCACAGTATCTGAAAAATTAGGATTAAATCCAACTTCCTGTCTAAGTAATTCATCCATTAATTGAAAATTTTCTTTTGTACCTATACTCGGCATATATCTTTGAATGTTTCTTTTTTCGCCACCTTTTGTAAGAGCTTCGTACATTGCCATCATATTATTTCCATAATTACCGTGCATTGTTCTATTGATTGTACTAGGGTCAATCTGGTTCTTTGCATCATTGATTTGAATAAGTGAATCAATCATAGAATGTCCGTTTTGTTGAAATGGATTCATTATTTAGTCTCCAAAATAATATCAGCCTCAGAAAACGTGCTAATGTTGCTATACGAGTAACACATGGGGATGTAAAGGGGACTTGCGGACACATTGTCCGAAGCTGATAAATTGTTTAATATAATTTTATAATTTTTCATTTATGCTTTTCCTGTCTTAGAATCAGGTAGGCTAATATACGTAATATTTTCTTCAATATCAAATCTTGACCTACAGTATGGACACATCCAACCTTCAACCTTATTGTCTGTATCCAACAACCCTATCCTTTGTGTCACATTATCATCCCAATATAAGTCCTCGGCACATACAGGACAAGGGTCGTCATTCTTCTTCGGAGTTTTCTCCGTGTGCCAGTAGTGTAGTTTCTTTTCCACCTTGCAATGCCTCCAGTTGTTTAGGAGTGAATCCTTGAAATACAGTTAATTGCTCTTGTTTTTTCTCTGTATCGAACAATCCAGCTATTTTTGATAGTGCTTCTAATGAACGAAGTCTATTTGCATCCCTGTCAGACACCTCGGCAATCGTTTTATATTGTCCAATAATCCATTCAGGCGAAACTCCTTCATCTTCCAATATCTTTTTGATTTCTTCTTTAACCATTGTACGAATTTCCTCTTTTTGTAATAAAGTATTTGATTTTTCTTTGATATATCTCTTATCTTTAGCTTGAGGGTAAGCTTTTTTATATGCAGTCACGGCATCTTCACCCGATGCAACGTATCTTGCGAATAAAAACTCTCTATTGTTCATTTTTCTATCTTTTGAGCGTGAATATATCGCTTTATAGTTACCCGAAAAGGTATAAATGTTCTCAACAACACCGCCTTCACCGTACATACGATGACTTTTTTGCTCAACAATGAATGAACCGCATACAGTACGTATCATTGTACGCATCTGCTTGTAATTAGGGTGACTAATCATACTTTTCTTCAATATTTGACAAATACAATCATCATCAGTATACACCCAATCACCTTCATCCCCCTCACGCCAAGTACCTTTAACCTTATTTCCAGGATTTAACGCATTAAACTCTTCTATATTGTCATAGAGGTAATGATTAATTCCTTTGATAACTTTTAAATCCATAAATAAATATAAACAAAAATATCCAAAAATAAAAATACTTGCAAAATTGAGATATTTGATTATATTATATATTTAATAGAGATAATATAGAGATACATAATAGAGAATCTCTAGTGAATATCTAACCTTAAATAAAAGAAAAAATATATAAAAAAGAAAAAATAAGTCAAAAACCCAAAAAATAGCATTAGAATGTGTGTGAGTGTTTTTATTATACGCCCTCCCCCCCAAAATTACGTTAGAAAGTCCTAATTAGGTTAAAAAAGTGGATTAAACTCATTGATTATAATCATACAATTTATTTTAAAGTTTTAGAAGAAAAGGACAACAAACAAAAAAGCCCCGAATAAATCGAGGCTCTATTGCTTTGCAATTGCGGATATTTACTTATTTATTACAAGCCCTTTCAAACTTGCTATAATTAAAATTGATATTATCTTTCTTTAATTCATTTGATAAATCATTAATAAAAGAATCCATCTTAATTATTTTTCGTGTGCTATTGTTTGAATAAATACGATTATCTTTTATAACTCTTGCTAACATTATATAATACTTTCTACTTAACATTTTCATCCCCTTTATTACTTAAGTTAATATATTTATTTATTATCTTTTTTATGTTGTTCATGTCTTCATTATTTACATCACCGCCATAAACTTTTGATATTTCTTCCGCACATTTATCAAGATTATCATGATTTGTTTTATTTGTCAACCATTCATAATAACCCTCATTACCTTTAAATTTAAGCGGTTTGTGTAAATAGTCATTATCATCATTCATATATTTTTTTTGATTGTGAATTAGAGAATTGTTACTTGTTTTTAGTTTTTTTATTTCATCTTTTAATTCAAAATAACGTTTACATAAGCCATTGACGGTTTTTTCATCGCTTTTCAGTTTTTTAATTTCGCCATTAACATCTTCTACAAAATTTCTTCACATTTAGAATCAATGTCATAAATATTATCATTAATATCTCGTATTTGATTTGGTAATGTTTGATATTGTTCATACCAAGTAATAATACTATTTAGTTTCCACGCATTACGCATTAATTTAAACATCATTTTAATATTGTGTATTTTGTGTTTTATGTATGTTTTTATTTTATTTATTAGTGTTTTCATTGTTTTATGCTCCTTTGCTAATTTCTCTCTTTTTTCCATTTCGTCCATTACTAATTGAAGATTTTTTAATTTATTAGTATAATCTTCTTTGTTTTCCAATGTGT